ATGGCTGGCAAGCCTCAACATTGGAAAGAGCGTAACGGGCGCTATTCGGCCCGTCTCGTCATCCCTCCCCAACTTCGGCCCTATCTCGACAATCGCGCCGAACTGGAAATCCAGCTAGGCGGCGACCGGCGCACCGCTCTTCGCAACCATGCCGCAGCTGTCGCTTCTATCCAGCGCCAAATTGGCATCGCCCGTCAAAAGCATGAGGCCGCAGCCGGCCAGCAGCAGAAGGCACCGTCCTACCCTCTGACGATCCAGCAGATCGCCGTTCGCGAATATCAATCTCAAATCGATTTCGACGCGGAGATAAGACAAGAAGATCATCGCTATGCTCGGTTAGATCCCGATCCTGATGATGGGCGAATGTTCCGCGACGGCTTCTCCGGGCTTCTTTCAGATGACCAGTTAGAGCAGTTGGTCGGCCACAGGATTGCCAGCGCGCGGCTCGCCGGCAACACTCACGCCGTTAAGGGCACGAGCGAGTGGAGGATGCTGGCGCAAGCGTTGTGCGTTGCCTTCTATGAAGCGATGGGCCGAGAGTTTGAACGCAACGAAGGTATTTTCACCGGCAAACCGACTCATCCCTTGCTCGCCGACGCGCCGGCCATCGAACACGAAACCGAACAGATTGCCTTCGACAATATAATAGACGACGAGGTAAAACGCCGAGCGCGTGGAAAAAACGCGAAGCCCCTGCCCGACCGCACTGTAAAAAAATATCGCGACCATTGCGCCGCGTTTACCAAATGGCGAAAAAACAAGAACGCACTCACGGTCACAGCAGCAGAAGGAAAGCGCTGGATCGAATCATTGCAGGACGCGGGCGAACTCAGCAACCGCACCGTCAAGGCGATGCTTCAGAACCTCCGCACCGTTATGAACTGGGGACGACAGAACGATCCAACGAACTTCTTCCCGGCCGGCAACCCGCTTAATGGCATCAAGGCCCCAGACTACACAACCCTACCCTCTTATCTCCGCGCTTTCACTATGGACGAAGCTAAGCTTGTGCTGACCGCCGCCCGAAAGGAGGAGAAAGCAATTTTCCGTTGGATACCGTGGCTTTGCGCATACTCGGGCATGCGAGTGAGCGAGGCTGGAAATCTCCACAAGGAAGACTTCTTTGAAACAGGCGGCCGGTGGTTCTGGAAAGTGACCACAGTGGGGAACCGCACCTTGAAGACAGAAAGCAGTGAACGGCGCGTTCCGGTTCACAAAGCTCTCGCCGAAGAAGGATTGATCGATTTCGTCAAGGCGGCACCCGCTGGCCGCCTGTTCAAAGGCGAGACGAAAGCGGAAATCAGCGTTCAGCCTCGCGTCGGGACATGGGTTCGTGGCTTGATTCCTTTCGACAAGCGCCCGGAACTTTCTCCCAACCACGGCTGGCGTCACTTGTTTGAAGACCTGTGCCGTCGTGATCATGTGCCGGAAGATGCCCGTAACTACATCACCGGGCGAACGGACGGTAAATCGCAAGAGCTTTATGGTCGCAGTGAAGTCATGCTTCCTGGACTCGCTGCCGCCATGGATCAAGTCCACGCTATCACGTTAGCCTAGTCGCCTTCTGCAAGATCATCTCAAAAGCTGACGATAGCTTCGACGTTCTGATAGCGACCAAGGATTCGTTGCAGTGATGGGCTAACTTCAAAGCCCTCTTCGGTCACATGGGCGTTTGCGAGCATCGCTTTCTCAAGCGATGTGATCGCTGGCGGGCGGCTTCCGTGCGTGGGAAAGTCACCCATGAGAACCACGTCGACATATACGACATCGTCAGATTGATAAACGACCAGCGGGGCGAAGCGCAGTTCCTCGCCGTCGTAGGTGGCAGTGACGAACCGCCTCGCGGCTAAAGCATCCCGGAGCACTATCTCAACTGTGGGCTGGCGATTCCCTTGATTTAGGATCGGGTTGCCGGGCGATAAACTAAGTGAAATACCCAACATATAGCGGTTTCCTTTGCGAATCACGACGACATATTGCGATTTTTAGATCCTACGTCAAAGTCGCCACGGAAACATCCCGCATTTTGTTCTTCTTTTGTTCACTTTAGGGATTCACACTGGATTCCGTCCATGAGACAATAGTTCCCAGATTGAAGTTGGGAACAAGAATGAATATCGCCTCTGCACTCTCCAGCGTAAAGAAAGCCATCGGCTTCGCGGCAGAACAAAAGGCGTATTCCCTCAATAGTCCTGACTTCGCCGACATGATCGGTTTCCGCCATACCTTTTCAGGCGTGAACGTCGGCGGCAATTCAGCCCTCTATGTTCCCGCTGTTCTTCAGGCTGTCCGGTTGATCTCAGAAACGATCGGATCTCTTCCTTGCAAGGTCTATCAGGAAACCGAAGCCGGCAAGGAGGTGGCGAAGGATCATGCCGCCTATCGGATGGTCCACAAGCGGGCGAATGGCTGGACAGGTGCCGGCGACCTTCGCACCCTCCTGACAGCCGACGCCCTTATGCACGGCGACGGCTATGCATACGTCATCCATTACCCGGACGATGGTCGGCCTTATGCGTTCGAACGAATCGAACCGAAGAAGGTCACGGTTCTGAAAAATGACCTGACCGGCGCACCGGTCTATCGCGTCTCGGAGAAGTCCGGCACCCGTGACTATCCGCACACCGAAATTCTTCATATCCGGTCCTTCCTGGCAACCTCGCCGATCTCGTTCGGCAAGGAGGCTATCGGCCTCGCGTCGATTCTTGAGCGCCACGGCGCGCAGTTCTTCGGTTCCGGCGCGCGGCCGACCGGCATCATTTCGAACGATAAGCCGCAGGGCGGCGAAGCAGGCGCCCAGGCAGCCGGCAACATCCGTAAGTCCTTCCGCGAGTGGCAGAAGGGTGGTTCCGGCGATCCGCTCATTCTTGATGCCGGGTGGAAATATGATCAGCCGGCCATGACCTCGACCGATGCGCAGTTCCTTGAGCATCGGCTTGAACAGGTCCGCGAAATCGCCCGCATCTTCGGCGTCCCGCCGACCATGCTTTTCGAGTTGACGCGCGGAACGTGGTCGAACACCGAACAGATGGGCGCGCAGTTCCTTCAGCTTTGCCTTCGCCCATGGCTCGACCGCTGGCAGGACGCTTACACGACCGTCCTTCTCAGCGAGGACGAGCAGAACGATCACTATTTCGAATTCGTCGTGGACGACCTCATGCGCGCCGACGCTGCCGGCCGCACCGCGAACATGACCGCGCTCGTGACGAACCGGATCATGACGCCGAACGAAGCCCGCGCAATTCAGAACATGCCGCCGCTGCCGGGCGGCGATGAACTCATCAATCCGCACACGACCAGCAACGCCGCGCCGACCACGGCCCCGGCCAAGGATGCCGCATGATCCAGCATACCGCCTTCTTCGGCGACGGCGAAAAAGTCTTCGCCTTTCCGACCCGCGACCTCATCGAAGAACTGGAGCGCAAGACCGGCCATGGCGTCGGCGCACTATTCCGGCGCTTCCGCGCATCCGATTACTCGCTGTCAGACGTGCTGCAGGTGATCAGACTCGGCCTTGTCGGTGGCGGAGCAGCCCCCGGCGACGCTGACCAGCTTGTTTTGATTTACGGCGTTGGGCGTCCGCTCGCCGAAATCTTCGCCGTCGCCGATGGCGTCATCACTGCCCTGTTTTTCGGCAGTGCCCCGGAAGATCCCCAGGATGGAACGGGACAGACCGCATGACCGAACGTCTGGAAATCAAGGCCGCGCTCACCGTTGACGACGCCGGCACCATCACCGGCATTGCATGGCCGTTCGGTTCCGCCGATCGCGTCGGCGACGTGATCGAAAAGGGTGCTTTCACTCCCCCGGAAGTCCTGCCGATGCTGTTCGCGCACGACCAGGCGCAGGTTATCGGCGTTTGGGACCAGATCGAAGAGACTTCAGACGGCTTGACCGTCAAAGGCCGCTTGCTTGTCGATGATGTTGAGCGGGCCCGCGAAGTCCGCGCGATGATCCGCACGAAGGCAGTTTCCGGCCTCTCGATTGGCTTCCGCACGAAGACCTCAAAGCCCCGTCAGCGCGGGCGCACGATTACCGCCCTCGATCTTCACGAAATCTCAGTTGTCGCCGTTCCCAGCCATCCCGGCGCGCAAATCACGTCCATTAAGGCCGCCGATGGCTCGGCAGAACCCAAGGAACCCAAGTTGGAAAACGAAGAGCTTGAAATGAAGAATGATCCGGTGGTTTCGCCGGAAGACCTGAAGGCCCTCAAGGCCGACATTGCGACCATCAAGGCGAAGCTCAATCGCCCGACCGCCGCGAACAACAACCATCCGGCGGCGGAAAACGACAACGGCATCGAGAAGAAGGCATTCGCCGACTATCTCCGCAGCGGCGAAATCGATCGCAAGGCGCTGACCGTTGCCGATGATGCGCCGGGCTATGTTCTCGCCCCGGAAGAAACCAGCGACGAATTCATCCGCAACCTTGTCGAATTCTCGCCGGTTCGCAGCATCGCCGACGTTCGCACGACCGGTTCGCATACCGTCATCCTGCCGAAGCGTCTGACCGTCACGAACGCAAAGTGGAAGGGCGAGGCTGTCACGTCTGAAGCGTCCGAACCGACGTTCGACCAGATGGAATTTTCCGTCAAGGAAGCGACCACGCACGTCGATGTCGGCAATTGGCTGATGGAAGACGCCAGCCATGACGTCGAGGCAGAAATCCGCCTCGCCCTGGCCGAAGACTTCGGCGCGAAGGAAGGGCTGGCATTCGTCAACGGCAGCACGGCAGTCGAGCCGAAGGGCTTCATGGCCGAAGCCGGCATCTCCAACTTCCTGAACGGTCACGCAACCAACCTCGACCCGAGTGCGCTTATCAAGCTCATGTATTCGCTGCCGGGCGTCTACCGCAACCGGGGAACGTGGGCGATGAACGGCACGACGCTCGCCGTCATCCGCACTCTGAAGGATGGCAATGGCAACTATCTGTGGCAGCCATCGTATCAGGCAGGCCAGCCCGAAACCATTCTCGGCCGCCCGGTGGTCGAACTTATCGATATGCCGGACGTCGCCGCGAACGCCTTCCCGATCATCTTCGGCGACTTCAAGGCCGGCTATCGCATCTATGACCGCATCGAGCTTCAGGTCCGGCCGAACCCCTATTTGCTCGCGACCGAAGGTATGATCCGTTTTCATGCTCGCCGTCGCGTCGGCGCTGGCGTCGTTCGCGCCGATGTTTTCCGTAAGCTGAAGATGGCGACGTCCTAACAATGGACCTTCAGCGGCCCGCATATGAAGAGGTGACGATCGCGCACGGTGGCAACATCGTGACGCTTCGCCCTTCCTTGCGGGCCGCTACAACCCTTGTTGAGCGCCACGGCTTCCCCGGTCTGTTCCGGGCGCTGGACGACCTAAACCTCACCATCATTTCCGAGATCATCCTGGCGGGTTCCACCAACCAGCAGGATGCGGCGGCTTTCCTGTTTTCCCAAGCTGGAAAGCCGCTTTTCCCTTTCTTCAGCGCCGTGCGCCAGCCGCTCGCCGATCTCGTTTCTATGTTCACGCCGGCACCCGATCCGAAGGCGAAAGCACCCAAAGGCAAGGCTGTCTCTTGGGCTGAAGCTTATGCGGGCCTCTATGGCTATGCGACCGGTTGGCTTGGCTGGACGCCTCAAACCGCATGGAACGCGACCCCTACCGAGATTGACCGGGCTTATGCCGCGCATCTGGACATGCTGAAGGCCATCCGCGGCAGCGCCGAGAAAGAGCAGCCCGCGCACGACCCGCGTGAGGAAGTCACCGAAGGCGAGGCCCGATCCGGCCTCGCAAAGCTGAAGGCAAACGCGCAGCGAGGCAAGCAATGAGCAAGCCACCCCGCCTCTGCTCTTGCGGCCGTGTCGTGCCGCATGCCGAAATCTGCGAATGCCGCCGATCGGCGACCCGCGAGCGCAACGCCCGCCATGACGCACACCGGCCCTCAGCCCGCGCCCGCGGCTATAACCATGAATGGCGCAAAGCCCGCCTCGATTATCTCGCCATGCACCCGCACTGCCGGGAATGCAGCAAGACCGGCATCACCCGGCTTGCCACCGTCGTGGATCACGTCATCCCGCACCGTGGCGACAAGAACCTCTTTTGGCACCGCGCCAACTGGCAGCCGCTTTGCGCGCCTTGCCACAACTCAATCAAGCAACGTCATGAAAGGAATCTCTAATGAAAAAGATCACCCTTCCGCCCAATGCATGGACCCGTTTCGATGGTTCGTCATTCCAACCCCGGCCGCCAGCCGAAATCAAAATTACGACGGTTTGGGCCAAAGAGCCCGATGACATCGTCGCGCCTGATATCTCGACAGATGCGTTTATCACGAACTCTGGAGTAACCGATCAGCTCCTGGACCTGGAATATCTAAGGCGTGAATTCTTCACCGCTGTCTATCTTATGCCAGTCGGCAGCAGCAGTGCAGCTACGGTCATTTCGGCCTAGCAATGACGCCCGCCGAACGCGCTCGCCATATCGACAAGCAGGAGTTTGCAGCCGAATGCAAAGCGGCACGCGAGCGCGCCGTCGCTTACGCCACGCGCTGCCGGAAGCGTGAGAAGGAGAAGGTCAAGGCCTGGCTCTCTGGAGCAGAGCCGGCACCTATCAACCTCGCCGCAATGACCATTGCCCGGCAGCCGGTTACGCACTGTGTAAATGGCGAATGCCGGACCGTGGACGGTTGGGCAAAGCACCTTGGTATTTCGAAGCATGCCCTCATCATTCGCAGGCGCAAGCTCGGCTCGCTTGAGGCTGCAATCGCGATGGGCTTTGGCAGCCAGCGAGGAAGGCAAACATCTCTCATTGAATTCAATGGCGAGGCATTGACCATCAAGGAATGGGCGTTGCGCCTCGGCATCAAGGAAGATTCGCTTCGGCATCGGATGCACACGGGCCGCACCGCCAAAGAGGCGATTGCGCTCGGCGGACCGTTGCGGCGACCCGATCCGGGGGTGGCTTCGAACTTTGCCCATTCAGAGGGGACCGGCGCGGGGAGCACCGCGCAAGAGACGCCGAAAATAACTTTTTCAGAGAAAGCCTAAAAGCAGCATGTCCGCAGTCTCGCTTGAACTCGCAAAAGCACACATGAAGATCGACGGAAACGCCGAAGATGAGCTTGTTTCGCTCTATATCGACGGCGCCGAAACGTGGATCGGGAACTACATCGGCAAGCCGATCACCGATCTCGACCCCGTGCCGGCAGACGTCAAAATCGCAATTCTCCGGCTCGTTTCCTTCTATTTCGAGTGCAGAAACATCGCCACTTTCGGCCTGTCCATGCAGCTTGCGCCCCATACCGTGACCTCGATCCTCGATAACTACCGCGAAAAGTGGTTCACCGATGGCGAGTAAGGACGGGCTTGGCGGCCTCATGAGCGCCTTCGATCGCGTGAAGAAGGCACCGCGCCAGCAAATTACGAGGGCACTTGAGGCATCGGCGAACGAACTTGCCAGTGCGCAGCAGCACCTTGCGCCGAAAGATACCCACGCGCTTGCAAACAGCATCACCGTCACCGGTCCAGGCGAGGCAACGCCCGCGTATTCTCAGCCGGGCGGTTCCCGCATTGCCGGCGAAACCGAAGTGATCGTCACGGCCGGCAACGCCGATGTGCGCTATGCCCATCTTGTCGAATATGGAACGAGCCAGTCCGAAGCGCAGCCGTTCTTTTGGCCGGCCCTTCGGCTTCTTCGAAAACGCCTTCAGCAACGAATTGACCGCGCCGGCAGGAAAGCCGTTCGCGACGCATGGAATGGGAAAAATGTTTGAACCGACCTTGGCCCTTCAGACCGCTATCCGCGCCGCGCTCATGGACTCACCAGCCGTGACGGCACTCGTGCCGGCTGATCATATCCGGGCCGGCAGCACGCGGCCCGACAAGACGCCGGCCATCATCATGAGCGACGGGCAAACCGCATTGCACGGCCACGACTATGCCAGCCAGCGCGTCGCGTGGGTTTACCTCGACCTTCATATCTGGACGCTCGACGCCGGGCCCGATGCTGCGAAGGAGATCGCAGGCGCTGCCATGGCCGCGCTGGATAAGCGCAACCTCACGGTTGAGGGCGGCTATTGCGACCATTTCCGCATGACGGCATCCCGCTTCCCGCGCGATCCTGACCCCGCCTATGGTCATGGAATCCTGTCTGTGGAAGCTCTCATCCGGTGGTTCATCTGACATGCTGAATATCGGGAACATGGATCGCCGCATCACACTCGAACGCGAATCTGAAACCGTGCGACCGTCCGGCAGTGTCGTGAAGCTGTGGGCACCCATCGCGACTGTATGGGCCGAAGTCCTTCAGCAGACGGCGAACGAATTCTTCACCGGCTACGGCGAGGCCGAAACCGGCACCGTGATTTTCCGCGTCCGTTATCGCCCTGGCGTCACGACAGCCGACCGCGTGACCTATGCCGGCACCGCCTACGGCATCAAGGAAATCAAGGAACTCGGCAGGCGAGATGCCCTCGAACTTCGCGGCGAGGCCCTGAAGTCGTGACGCATAACCGCGGCGTGAAGCCGGCCATTTCTCGCGATAGCAACGCCCTGGCGAAAGCCCCGGCGGCGCCGAAGCACCTTTCACCGTATGCGCGCGCCGAGTGGAAACGGATCTTGCCCGGCCTCATCGAGCGCGGGATTATCACCCGTGGCGATCTCGGCGGAGTGGAAGACTATTGCCGGGCCCGCGGCCTTGTCCGCGAGATTGAAGACACCCTTCGCAGTTCCGGCGAAATCGACATGAAGCTTTGCCGCGCCCAGGACAAGGCGATGCAGACGGCCCGGCAGCTTGCCGCCGAATACGGTTTGTCGCCGGTATCGCGCGCGCGTGTCGGTAGCGCCGCAGCCGAAGGCGATGACGAAAACCCGCTCATGATCGGCAGGAACCGCCGTCATGCCTAAGACCGCATTCCCGCACTGGATTTATGACGGTTCGCCGATCCCCGATCCTAAGGGATACGGGCAGGAAGGCGTTGATTTCGTCCGCGCCCTGAAGCATCCAGCAAGCACGGCACCGAAGCAGCGATTCCAGCTTTATGACTGGCAGGAACGGATTATTCGCCGCATCTACGGCCCGCTTGACGAAGACGGCGAACGCCTTGTTCGCGAAGTCTTCTTCTATATCCCGCGCGGAAATCGAAAGACCAGCCTCGCGGCGGTTTTGGCCCTCTTGCACCTGTTCGGCCCTGAAGCCGTTCCGTCCGGACAGATCATCTTTGCAGCATCCGACCGCGAGCAAGCGGGCATCGGGTTTCGTGAGGCCGCTTCTATCCTCGAAATGGACCGCCATCTTGTCGCGGCAAGCAAGGTCTATGACCCTCACGCGGGCATTCGCACGATTAAGAGCAAGCTTGATGGCTCGACTTTGAAGGCGGTTTCCAGCGACGGAAAGGCACAGCACGGCACGACGCCGACCTTTGTCTTTGCCGACGAAATCCACGTCTGGAAGAACCCTGAACTTTGGGAAGCTTTGCAGTCCGGCATGTCGAAGCGCAAGGGCGGTTTGACCGTTGTCGCCACGACCGCAGGGCGCGGCAGCGAAGGCTTAGCGGCGGAACGCTATGACTACGCCCGAAAGGTCGCGACCGGCGAGATTGTAAACCCGGCCTTCCTGCCGATCATGTTTGAGATTGAATCCGGCGAGGATTGGGAAGACGAAGCCGTTTGGCATCGTGTCAATCCAGGCCTGAAGTATGGCTTCCACGACATTAAAAAGCTTCGCTCAGAAGCAGAGGAAGCCCGTCATAATCCTTCGAAGCGGTATGAGTTTCAGCAATACCACTTGAACAAGTGGCACGCGAATAGCCGCGATCCGTTGTTTGATATGGCCGTCTATGACGCCGGCCGCGATCCGAACTTTGATCTCGCCGACCTTGAGGGCCTGCCCTGCTATCTCGGCGTGGACTTGTCTCGCTCCGGTGACTTAACCGCTATCGTGGCCGCGTTCCGGCATGAGGATGGCCGAATCTCGGTTCACCCGTGGTTCTTCCTGCCGTCCGAAGGTTTGGAGGAGAAGGCTAAGGTCGAACAGGTTCCTTATCCCCGATGGCGCGACGACGATCTTCTCAGCGTAATCGATGGGCCGGTGATCGAACCCGACGTGATCGCCGACCGCATCATTGATCTTTGCGGCACCTACGACGTGCGCGAAGTCATCTTTGACCCGTCGCTTGCCGGCCCCCTCATGGCGAAGCTCATGGATCAGGGCATCAACGTGCTTCAGCTTCCGCAGACGGCGAAGCATATGCACGGCCCGATTTGCGACCTTGAGCGCATCGTGAATGGCCGGCGCATCCGGCACGGCGCGCACCCGATCCTTCGCAACCACTTCGAAAGCGTCGTGGTGAAGCGAGCGACCAGCGCAAGCGAGTTGACCACGATGCATAAGGGCACCCGCCACAGCAACCATATCGACGGGGCTATCGCGTCCGCACTGTCCGTCTTCCGGGCGGCTGCGAACGATAACCAGCGTTCGATTTTCGACCTCGACCCCGATGAATTTGACCGGCTTCGCGATGGCGATGCCGAAGCAGCATAAGGATTTCTGCAATGGATGATGGCCAGCGCCTCCTAGTTACCTTCGAAGCCCGCTTGAATAAGTATGAGCGCGACCTTGAACGCTCCAAAGGCAAGAGCCGCACCAACTTCCGGGCAATGCAGAAGGACGCAGAAACCGCCGCGTCCGGCATCGAGAATGCGATGGGCGGCGCAATGAAGACGCTCGGCAGCTTCGGCAAGGGTTTGCTCGGCGGCATCGCGGGCGGCCTGGCAGTGAGCGGCCTGGACGAAATTGTCGGGCGCGTCGGCGAGCTCGCGAAAGGTGTCGCCGAAGTCGGTGACATGGCGAAGATGGCCGGCCTGAAGGTGAAGGACTTTCAGGAGCTGAAGTATGTCGCCGAACAGAACCGCATTCCGGTTGATGCGCTCACCGACGCCATGAAGGAGCTTTCGCTTCGCGCCGATGAATGGATCAAGACCGGTTCCGGCAGCGGCGCGGAGTCTTTCCAGCGCATGGGCTATAGCGCCGAACAGCTCGCCCGGAAGCTCGAAGATCCGAAAGCCCTTTTGCTGGATATTATCGACCGGATGCAGCGCCTGGACAGCGCGGCCCGCATCCGCGTCTTTGATGAGGTGTTCGGCGGACAGGGCGGCGAGAAATTTGTGCAGCTTATCGACCAGGGAGCCGATAGCATCCGCGCGACGATCAAAGAGGCAAACGACCTTGGCCTTGTCATGGATGAGCAGCTTATCCAGCGCGCCGACGAATTTCACCGCAAGTGGTCTGCCGCCGCTAGCTCGTTCGGCATCTATTGGAAGGAAGCCTTTCTAAGCGTCGCCTTCCTCGCCGACGACTTCCTCGACCGCTTTAACAAGATCGATGAGCAGACCACGCGCAATGTGCAGTCTGCGCTCATTTCGGCCTATCAGAAGCTTGAGGAAGCGAAGACCGGCCTTTCCGACCTGATGCAGGAAAAAGGCGCATTCCCTGACGATCCGACCATTGACCTCAACATTGAGCGGCAGAAGCAGCTTGTTGAGGAATTGGCGGGCGAGGCAATGAAACTTCGCGACGTTCTCGACCGGCGCAACGGCTATTCTGAAAACTTCATCTACAAGACCGGCGAAGACGCCAAGGGCGCGGTCCCGCCCGTCAACAATCTGAATAATGCCCTGTCCGGCAGCGGCAGCGCGGCTGCGAAAGCCGTTGCCGGCATCAAGAGCTATGCCGACGCCATCCGAGCGCTGAAGGACGAAGTGCCGGAGTTGGCGAAGCAGCTTGCCGATCTCGACGCCAAGGCCAAGATTGACGCCATCTATCAGAAGGCCATTTCCCAGGCGGGCGGGCAGCGCGAAATCGCCCTGGCAAACGAGATGCGCGGCAAGGCGCTTTCCTCGCTCAACCTCAAGAGCGCCACCGACGACCCCACGAGCTATCTTTCCGCCGTTCTCGCCAGCGGCAAAGGCAAGGACAGCATCACCGGCATGGCTGACGCCTTTGCGCAGAAGCTGGCGAAGATGCTCGCTTCCATGCCCGACGATCTCAAGGGCAGCGTCACCATCAATTCGGGTTTCCGCGACGTTGCCCGGCAGCAGCAGCTTTGGCTTGAAGCCCTGAAGAAGTATGGATCCCCGGAAGCTGCCCGCAAGTGGGTGGCACCGCCCGGCAACAGCCAGCACAACAAGGGCAATGCCGCCGATCTCGGCTATGGGTCCGATCGCGCCCGCGATTGGGTTCATGAGAATGCGGGCAACTTCGGCCTGTCCTTCCCGTTGGGGAACGAGAATTGGCATATCGAGGACGCCGACGCCCGCGCCAAGGATACCGGCGCGGAAATCGATCGCCTCACCCAGGCAGCGCAGAAGCAGGCCGACGCATATAGCCAGATCACCGGGGGCGCCCGCGAATATACCGCACAGCAAGGTATCGAACAGCAGGCGCTCACCATGACGGCGCAGCGGGCCGCGGCGCTTCGCTACGAACAGGAAATGCTCAATGAGGCCCAGCGCGCCGGAATTGCGCTCACGCCGCTGCAGCGGCAGGAAATCGCCAGCCTTGCGCAGGGGATGGCGACGGCGGAAACGAGTGTGGACAGCTTGCGGCAGAAGCAGGAGCAGGCCAGCGAATCCGCGCGCTTCTTCGGCGAAGGGATGACTGACGCCCTTACCGGCATCATCACCGGCACCATGACGGCCCAGGAAGCCCTTCAGCAGCTTTTGCAGACGCTCGTTAAGGCAGCACTACAAGCGGCGCTCATGGGCGAAGGCCCGCTTGCCAATCTGTTCGGCGGCTCGGCGAAGGCTGATAGCAAGAGCGGCGTCGGGTTCGGTGGTCTGTTCGGCGGATTGCTTGGTTCGCTGCTCGGCTTTGCTGATGGCGGCTATACCGGCAACGGCGGGAAGCACGAACCGGCAGGCGTCGTGCATCGCGGCGAATTCGTCATGTCGAAAGCCGCAACGCAGCGGATCGGCGTCGGCAACCTCGAGGCCATGCATCGAGGAGCGCTTCGCCCTGGATATGCCGAAGGCGGCTATGTCGGCAGCGCGCCGGCACTGCGCAAACCCGACCTCGAGCCGACGAACAGCAACACCGCGCCGGTCCAGCAAATCACGATTTCCGCGCCTGTCACCGTGACAGGTAGCGCCGGGACGCCAGAGCAGAATGCGGACCTTGCAAAGCACGTTGCGCAGGAAATGGAGGCGACCATGCGCGGCGTCGTGATTCGAGAGATTCAGCAACAGATGAGGCCGGGAAATCTCTTGTCGGCAGGAAAGGGTCGTTAAACGCAAAACGCCGGAAGCTTCATCGGCTTCCGGCGCTCGCAATCAATCTCAACATGCGCCGGCACCTTGCCGCCGCTTTTGATGCCGTGATTCTCCCATCACCAAAGCGTGCGGTCAATATGATAAAGTATAGATTCACTGTCTAATGACCATATTTAAGTGATTACTAGACAAGCGACCCGCCTTGAGGGGAAATCGCAAGCTTGCTAGAATACAGCAGACCCATAAAAGAAAAGAGCTCAGTCCAGATTTGCGACTGGTGACCGAGCTCTAAAGGTTTGCAATGAAAATATATTACCATCGCTGGCGCGAAGGTCAAGAATCTTGTGCGCTTTTTACTGGGAAAATCCATCCGGATAGCCACAGCGAAAACGCGAGTTTTGCAACATTTTCCGTTTCCGAAAACGACCCTCAAGCCCCTAGTGAGCAAGGCTTTCCGGCGATCGTTGGCGATCCAGGTCTAGTAACAGTCCAAAAACACAACACCCCCTCACACAGACCCGCCTACCTCACCCTTGTTGCCGATGAACATGCAAAGCTGGCAGCTCACCAGGAGAAGCATCCGCCAAGAGGCCGACACGCCAAGAATTCGCTGAAAGCCGTGAAGGCCACCCATAAGAAAACGAAGGCTTGGTTGCGCCTTTCCGCTGACGATCGTGAGCGCCGGGTGCTGGATTTCGCCTTTCGCAGCGAATCCTTTTCGTGGACGCTCAACCTTACACCGAAGAAGCAGGCCCAGCTTCGGAAGCGCGGTCGGCCGGCCAACTATCTCGCCGATGCGATCAACCGGGCGTGCAAGCGCGAATTGGGCCGTAGCGTGCCGATCTCGCTTGCACTGGAAGTGACCTCGACAGGGCGGCTTCACGCCCACGGCATCGTCACCCTGGAGCGTGGAGAGTGGAAAGCTTTCCGGGAAGCCCTCAAGAGTGCGGGCGGAAAGGTCGAGGGCCGCGGCGCTGGGCGTCAAACCGATACCCGTAAACTTTGGAACGCGACTGGATGGGCGAACTACATCGCGAAAGACTTCGATCGCACGGCTGAAGCGCTTGGAACCGAGAAGGTTTTCTATCAATGCAATGCGACGCGGGCCGGCGCTCGTCAGGAATACGAGGCGAGCCTTGCCCGCCAGAAGGCTCTCCGGCGTGGGCAGTAAGTCAATGTTGACTTACCGTAACTATCTGATTTTTAACGAAAAAATAAATTTTATGCTTGCGGACCTGCTCCAAGTGAGCGATGATTCGCTTGTTGATGTTTCTAACAGGGATTGAAAATCGCATGCCGCAATACATTCTGGACAGCACCACTTATGACCGGCTTCTCGCTGCACTGCTTGCCGTCTCCGGCGAGGCGCACCTTTCGCAGGACACTGATGCATTCAAATTCGCGTTGGGTGAGATCGCAGGGATTTGGCCGGAAACCGTCCTGGCGAGTTTCAACGAGCGAGATACGCCACCGGCGCTTTTGGCTGCCGCGTGACCGGCATTTTCCCCATCACAACGCATCAAGGAAGGCAGCAAGTGACCACCACCTCTAAATTTGCAGGCGCAACGCTCGTGATTGACAACGAGGGAGAGCGAATTGAAGGCTCGGCGACAAATAGGCGTGGGCCGCCTATGCCTTTGAGCGAGATTGCCGGCCATTTGCGCACTCGACAACAATCTTCCCCGACGCTGCAAAGGCTTGCCGACCAAAACCGTCAGCAGCGGGAAGAGTATCGCGCCGTGGCGCGCGGGCTCATTGAGGGCTTTCAGCAGCAGATGGCAGCCGCGTTCAAGGTTGATCCGCGCGTTTTTGGACAGGTGCCGGATTTTGTGGTCGATCAGATTCTCGCCACGGGGACCGCTGCAAAATCGCTGGTCGCCATTCCCGGTGCTCAAGTCAACGTGACTTTCACAAGCGAGGTGACAGTCAACGGCGTCCGGCTGCCGGATGACAGGGAAACTTGAAAGAATGATCGGCCCGCTTCGGCGGGCCATCTTTTTCGTGCTGATATGGCAAAATTCTCCCCCGACACGATTGAAAAGCACTTACGGCGCAAGCATCCCAGTTGCCCGGATTTCGCCATCGCGTTCTTTGTCGCCGAGATCGCGAAGAAGAACTGGAAGGGCGCATCGATCGGCAAGGCAGTCGGCATCACGATGCAGAACGTGCTTCGCCATACCATGACCGAGTATGACCAGATGCTTCTTGCCGGCGTAGACCGCAATGAAGCTCGCCGACGCGTTCAGCCGAAGGTAAACGGCATGATCGCCGCGTGGAATAGACCGGCCACGCAAAACATTGAGCAGACCTCCCGAGGCTGA